CGCAACCGAAAGCATACCATATCCACGCAGTTGAACTTTCGAGGACGAGAACATTGCTTATACTTTGTGAGGTTTTTCCCATTCCTTTTTCACACGATGAAAGCTCAATCGTTACTTTTTTCAAACTTGTTCCCGTACCTCCAGTAGAGCCTCCAATTCCGGTTTCAAGCTGAGCAATGCCGTCCTCCATATGGTTTAGCTGTGCGGCGGTCAGGGTCTGACCATCCACAAAATTTTGTTTGATGTAACTCATTCTTTCAACTCCTTCCAAGGCTCATGCTGCCAAGTGTACATCTGCCCAAAATGGCGCTATTGGTGGTAATGACCTCCTGTACAAGCACCGAACAGGCTGCACTTTTCCCGTTTTGCGCGGATGCCTTTATGGTACAGCTGCCGCTTTGCAAGGCGGTCACAACGCCATTTTGCACCTCTGCAACGGTGCTGTTGGTCGAGGACCACGCGACGGTCGGATTTGTGGCATTCGCGGGCAGGACCGTGGACACCAGTATACTGCTGTCCCCAACTTTCAGGGAGAGACTGGTCCTGTTCATGGTCACGCTCTGCTGGTTTTCCACCGGTTCTACGACGGTGTCGGTGATGAGCGCACCGGTGTCGGTGTCGTAGACCTTTAAGCTCCCGTTTTCGGCGTAGAGAGCGATGGTATTGTTCGTGGTGC